GGATAGTAGTAGTTTGGAGTCAGGTCTGGACGAGGTTTAAATACCACAGGTCTTGTGTCTTCTCTACCCCACTCTAGTATACCTGGAGTTCCAATCTTCTTATATCTATCATTCTTTCTTAGACGTAATTCTATAGCTTTCAATTCAGCTACTGGGAATACGTTACCTTCAGGTGTTAAGAATGCTTCTGAAGGAGTCTTACACTTTTGAGTGATAAGTACGTCATAATCTGTTTTAGAGGAACCAAGGGCATTTACCCTCTCCTCATCAAGGTCAAGTTCTGCAACCCACCTATTAGCATTACCATTGTCATCTACTGACCAATGTATCTCACCCTTTTCATCTACATAGGAGCATCCTGGTCTATACCACATCTCATCTACGAAGTATCCACACTTGGTCTGCATCTCATGCAACTCATAGATATTGTCATATCTCTCCAAGTTGAATGGTTGTGGGTCTAAGAACATTTCAGAGAAGTCTTGAGTTGCACCTTCCATATCTCCACCTGTACCAAACACAATAGGAATTCCAACCCAATATTTACCATCTCGCATTGTAGGTTCCGCGAATCTAAATGCTTTCTTGAGATGATGGATAAGTCCCGCCTCTTCAAAGATTAGTCTAGTACATGACAGACCTGCTGCCTTGTCTGGTTTATCCTTAAGAGTTAAAATGAAGACTTCAGACTTATAACCCTCCTCAACATCTTGTCCATTCTTTGTCTCAATCCATCCTGACCTAATGAATGTCTGTGTATCCTTAAGTGTTGGATGTCTGAACTCAGTATATTTATTCAAATGGTTCAGCATCGTCTTGAACATTGAGAAAGTGTTAAGTGCTTTCTCTTCTAGTTCAGATGCTATAACAACCCTAGACTTTTCAAAAAACGTGTAAATCCAAGCAGCACCAGCTGCGTTTTTGAACGACCAACCCTTTCTACGGGCTTTTGCCATGATGATTCCTCTTTTGTCCATGTGCGAGCGTCCATACTTGACTGGGTTTTCTGCACGTTCCAAAGTAAGGAACCAGTAGTAATCCATAGACAAGAAGTCGGGAAACTCCTCAGTCTTTGTGATTGTTCCATCCTTTCTCTCTGTTCTCTTTTCAATTCTTCCATAATTTAAATAGAAATAGTGTTCTCCTGTAATCCTGACCCCGCCGACGGTATATCCGTTGATGCATCTGTCAAGTTCCTTTTCCCAGAATCTTCTGTATTGTGTAGTCCCTGGAATAGCTGTTGTGTAGCATGGGTTTCCATTTCTTTCATTTTCCTCGAAGGCATTTGCTGCAGGACGGAATACCGAACTGTCAGTAAAGAAAAGATAATCAAATCCCAGGTTACGCACAGGATTATAGAGGGAGAGTTCAGAAACTTGGTTGTGAACTTCTTCTGGTATTCTGCTTTTTTCATCTTCAATTTTATACGCTACGGTAGGGTCGTACATATTATAGTATTTGTGATGGAACTACATTCCTTCTTATCTTCTTGGTTGTAGCTTGTTCCCGTTCAACTTCTTTTCGTAATTCTCTAAGTGAGATAACAATCTTACCTAGTTTATCAATGTTAGCTGTTACATCTTTAGCTGAATGAACTGGTCTTCCCTGCATATCTCTTTCAGTAAAATCAACTGTATAGAAATACTGAGTCAGTTTATTCATTGCATGCTCAGCCCCATTAAGTAATCTCATTGCTGGAGTCTCCTGTAGTTGCATATACTTCTCAATAGCTGCATCTACCATAGCTTGCTCCTGCTCATTCAAGGGAAGTTTTAAGTAGTCTTCTTCTACTTGTTTCTTCCTTGTCTCCGTTTCTAACTTAGCATACACAGATTTATAATCTGACATATGATAAATATACGGAAGCAGTTGAGAGGCTCTGAGTTTTTCTGGGGTCTCATCAGCCTCCCACACTTCCTTTAGTTCTGGTATATGTATACCTTCAATTGTTATCTTCGGTTCGTTATCTACTAAGTCAAATATCATCTAAGTAATAAATATCCTGTAGTTGCTACGCCTACTCCGAGGCCAACAGCAATTCTTCTAGTTCTTCGTAATTTCATCTCTAATGTAACCTTGTCTGTGAACAAAGCTGCATTCTCAATCTCTAATCTAAGATTATCTTTAATACACGCTTGCTTATCCGCCTCAATAGCCTGAATGCGTAGAAAGCAATCAATACAAGGCAGGAGCATACTATCAGCAACAGTAGGAACGTGTATAGTAGTATCAGGTATGTGGCTGATATATGCATCAGTCAAGGTATCTTGACCTGTATTCCTCTGTGAGTTCATTGAATAACTCACGCTGCTTATCAACAGGAAGCTTACTAATGCTATCCATTTTTTGAACAATTTTCCTTTCGTTTTCATCATATGTCTTTGGTACAATTATCTGTGGTGGAACCACAGGTCTCTTTGCTGTCAATACTACTGCATATCCTAAGAATATCAGAAACACTGATACAGCTACTCTTAATATCGCCTTACTAATTGGCGTTACCATTTTATCAATCTCTTCCATTTAATTGTCTTACTGAATGTACAATCATTCCAAGTATAGCTCCTAATGCAACCATTCCTGCCAATGTCCATGATACTACATCTCCATAAATCTCATAAAGTCTATCTACAAAGAATAGTGTACTCAAGAAAAAGATAGCATATCTAGGAATCCTTGGAATATAAAATTTAGTGTCCCACCAAGATACAGTACCTCTGTACCATCTTGGCTTACCAGTCAGGGTATTATATATCTGGTCAAAGAATAGTAATCTCGTTGACAGTGAAGTAATAGCTCCCATTATACCTGTAAGAATGTTAGTATGGTCTTTTACTACTACCCCTAATAGTAACGCCATTATCAAATAAATGGATGCTCCAAGTACATGATTAACTGATTCTCCCCTATCTCTGGTGGCTTTGTCCAATCTAGCCTCTACATAAATGTGAAGTAGACTACTTAATAATACTCCTAAAAACAAATATACTCCTATCATATCATTCTAAATGAAATAAATCTCCAAGTATCAATTCGCATCTTAGAGCTCTTTACACAGTCTCCCTGATTACCACCAATACCAATAATACTCTTTCCATCAGGAGCAATAGCCTCTACAGCAGTTACATGCCCAGACGGGTCTTTGGAACTCTCGCCTCTATGGAATACAGCAATTACTCTACCTATATTCTTCCTAGCTTCTTCAAGTGAGACTTCTCGTCCCCATCTTAAGAAGCTCTTAGCCATAGCGGATTGAGTTCCCCTTACACCTGCAATCATACAACAGATATTCATCATCACGGCACACCAAGGAATTTCATCCTTATTGTACCAATCAAAGCCAGCCATCTTAGCTAACTTAATCAATTTCTTATTATGTCCAGCACCTTTAATCTCACACATTCCTCTATACTTCTGCATAGCTGCGAGTAGGTTACCTTGTGGGACTCCCTCTGCCATCTCAGCAGTTTCTTTCTCCAATTTAACCTGTGCTTTCTCTGCCTCTGGTTCATCTACCTCAACACCATTGGACACGTCCTCATAATAAGAGGACATCATGGATGCGTATCCTCTTCTCCAGTTGAGAGCATCCTTTACGGATTCAATGGCATTTCGTGATACCTCAAACTTAGATACTCCGAAAAGAACCATACATATTTGTGCGATAATACTAAAGAACTCAACCTTTGAATCCTTTGGCAAGGAGAGGAATCCGTGAGAGTCTCCTATTGCCACAAATACTATAATACCTAAAAAGAAATACCCGAAGATATTTCTATCAAGACGAGAGGAACTTTCTACTCCACTCAATTTAATTCTTGGTAACAATACCAAGGAACCTGCTATAATTGTGAGGTCTGCAAAGATACTCATATTTACATCCACCCCAAAGATATAGGCTACGGTTAAATACAGAAGGGTCACACAAGCTAATACTGCATGACCCGTCCGTTTATAAAACTCTATATCTAATAACTTATTCAGCACTTGCTAATTCTACTTTCTCAATCCAGTCTACGCCGTTTGTAGCATCTACAATAACCTCGGCGTTGTCTACATAAGGACTCTTGTCTAAGATAATTCCCATGTCACTTTTATCAAAAATAGCTTGGGTATAAAAGTTAGGTTGGAAATGTACAACATCCCCTAACGCATAAACTCCATCCTCAACACCATCTCCAATAGCAATGATTTCTCCCCTGTTTTGAAACTTTGGCAAGTCGTGTGTCACATGTACATCTTCCTTCAACTTTTGATAACTGTCAGGTAAAATAAGTCCTGAATCTGTTTGCTTAGGATATTCATACCTACGCACAATCAACTTGTCTCCTCTTAACCTACTGATAGGTAAATCTTCACTAATACTCATATTTCTATATTGTTTTCGTTTTTATACTTCTCCCAGGTTTCAGCATCCATCATATCTGGGAATCTCTCTCCATCATTACAGCTTTTATTCACATACCATTTTCCAGGTACAGAACATCCGCATACTTTACATTCTCCAGCTTCTGCACAGTCAGTACACAAAGTTGCTCTCCAAGCTACTTGCTCCTGCACATGCTTATCCACCATTCCAAACCTATCTCCTAATAGTCTGGCATTGCCCTGGATGAATGCTTTTACGTTCTTTAATGTAATGTCTGATAACTTCATCAGCTAATAGTCATTGCATAGTTAAACTTAGTAATGTCTCGAATCATCTTCACAATTACAGCTTCCAACTCTGGAGTGAAATCTGTTTGTGGATTCTTTAAGTGATTGATAAGAAACTCTTCCAGCTTCTCTAATATCCAATCGACATACTCTTGAGAATACGGCTGATAACTCAAATCCTCGAACCCTATTCCTTCTTCCTTCAGCCCGAATCTACCAATAGATAGAATTACGAAGTCTTCGAGATGGGAGTGTAGACTGTTATAGAATTCATCAATCGCATCAATCTCTGCTGCATTATCAGTATTCCACTCCCATGCGTGCGCCCTTACTTCGAGTTGTTTCAGTGCTGTTACTAAATCTTCAATTGTGTTTATCATTGTTTTTTAAAACCTACTTTAGTGGATTCTCCTTCTAACATCTTCTTAATACTATTATAAGAACCCTTAATTACATATACCTCCTTGGTAAGGTCATCATATACAGTTGTTCGATCTCTATATAAAGACCCATCTCTTTTAAAGCATTGTCTTGGATAAAGTGCATAAGGTTCAGTCATCCTCTTGATTACCTTATCCTTTTTGACCATCACTTCCTGTGTCTCCGTAACTGTTACCAACTCACCTTCTTCATTTTCAACTTCTATTTCTACCTCAACATCATCATAAAAATCAACTAGCATCTTGACCTCTATCATATTCTTCTATAACTTTTACCTTGCCGAGCCTTCCATAAGCTTCTAATTCTTTCCTTGTTATACTCTTCATCTCCCTCACCATTTCTGATACGTTTGATGTAAGCTTGTATCACCTTATCAATCCTGTTCTTTTTGACATAGAACTTACCAAAGTTCTGCAGATGAATCGTCTTCATCTCAGGATTCTTCATCTCCTCCAAAATCATTTGAAAGAGGGAGTGATAGAAGTAGGTTGCTTTCTTATCACTCCATTCCAGGTTTTCGGCTAGTTTATTTAAATCTATCATGCAATCTCGTACTCATATACTAACGTAAACTTTCCTTGATTCCTAATTCTTTCTTTTGGAAGGTCATAGTTAGGATTGATTATCTTCTTTCCATCCTTTTTAACTATATATCCCTTCTTATACAGTTGACTTATGTAGTTTTCAAGTCCAGTATAATTCTTAAACTTGAAGACATTTTCTCTGATATGTTTCTTAACAGAGGTAGAGAACCTATCAAGTTCTACCAGTTCACCCTCAAGAGCCCAAAATTCAGTCAAGACTTCAAGCTCCATCTTAGTCAATCTCCTATTAGAAGGTAGACTATTGGATACATGACTCAAGAACTCCTTGTAAAAATTCTTTAAGCTAACCTCTTGTTTATTCCTCAGTATCATATTCCTCTCCAATCTTCTCTACTCTCAGATTTCCCATCCCACCAATGTTAGCCATTTTATCTACAATAGCCATCCATTCGTCTGGGGTCAGCTCTGAGGCTTCTGTAATATGCACCTCATAATAAGCTGTATGCATTCTTGTGGGATTAGGTCTTCGAGTAAAATACCCTTGGTCCGTAATTTCCGCAGGTATTCTAAGTTTATATCTTTGTTTTCCCATTTGTTTTCTTTAGTTGCGGAGGTGGGAGTCGCACCCACGGAGGCTGGCTTATGAGACCAGCTGGAATACTCATTCTCCCCGCATTATCCATTTGAATCTAAAAGAGCGTCGCAGTTTTTACAAAATGTACCAAAGTCTCTCTTGTGATAATCAATACACTCTGTGTAGGTGTCATACTCTTCGTGATTACAGTTCCTTCTTTTCTTCTCCCTTCTATCAGCTTCTTCTCGTTCCCACTGTATTTGGGCTAGGATTTGTTCCCCAATTGTTCTGAACCTTTTCTGATTCTCTTTTGAAATCATAGTACAAATATAAGATAAAATATAATACCATGCAAGTATTTTTTATAAGTTTTTCTCTTATAACGTAAAAAAGACCCTCGTGGGGTCTTCTTTTGTTATAAGCACCAAATACAAAATATCTCATTATTAATGTTTAACAATGATTTTAACTTTCCCATTCCTTCTTATAATTCTATAATCAGTAGCCGTACTAAGTTCTTTTCCAATTATATCGTAAACAAGTGACTGTTCTACAGGATATTCAAACTCACTTCCATTGACTACAGTTAATCCATAGTTAGTTGTAGTATTATCAAAATCCACTTGAGTAAGAGAATAGTAATAGGTAACATCTTTGTGCGCTTCTCTATCAAGATAACTATAAGTTAAGACTTGATTGCTGAATGGATTTGCAGAAGGTATCACATTGATTATTTTCCATTCTGTATAGTCAGTAGACCTCTCAAGTAGGAAGTGAGAATTATTAAATTCAGAAGCGGTGGCCCATTCTATTAAAACAGCCGTTCCAATTCTTTCCGCAGTAAATCTAATTAATTCAACAGGTAAGGGTATATTTTGACCGCTACAGCTCCCTATTCGAGTACCATTCTTATCATCAAATTTAAGATTTGAGAAAATATCAGTATCACAATCAAGAGAAGGGTTGCTTATAAATAAACATCCACCAACAACACTGTCGACACTCTCTATAAACCAAGTTCCTGTGCCAATAACTTTGAATTGTACCTGGTCAACAGTGTCTAGATAAGCATTGCTATCATAACACAATACAATAATACTATCTGTACAATACGTACTATCTGGACATCCTACTAAATTAGTAGCTCCAGCTGAAAATACTCCACTTATTAGAAGTAATAGTGCAAGACTAAATTGAAAATACCAATACTTGCAGTTCTCATTTACTTTACTGTACCAATGATATAGAATTTTGTTTACTGAGAGTTTCATAGTCCTTTTAAATATTCAAAAAAGCCCCCTGGGTTAGAGGGGGCTCCTAATAGAGAGACTATTTCTAGTCATCAGTGGTAGAGGTATCCTCTAACTCCTCTATTGAAGGCCCGCCTGTGTCCACCTTGAGTAGTTGTTCAATATGTTGATTATCACACGTTACAACCCAATCAAGTTGGTCCCAATTACCATTCCCGCCTATAAAGGGGATATAGTTTGGACTGGACACAATGGTATCACTCGCTCTACTAACAATAGTAAAGTCGCGATAGTTATTGAGTTCAATAAATGCAGTCAACTCCTCAAAGCTGAGTGCATCTAAAACCTCGATAGTTTTTTCCACTGTGTTAATTCTTAAGTTCATTATCGTTTTGGTTTGGAGCCACATCCGCAACCCCCGCCTAAATTTTTCATTGTCCTATTAATATAGTGTTGAGCCTTGTTTTAATATCCAAGAGCATAATTACATATTCGTTTGTCTTAGTATCCATTCTGTACGAAGCCAGTATCCCCTCCTCCGCCAAAGGACTTTTTAAATCCTTCATCAGTTTCCTAACATACTCTGCTTTAGATTCGTTGACAACATATTCAAATATCTCAACAACCCTACTGTAATTCTCTTTAGACATACTCTACCCTATAGAAATCTCTCTTTCCTGTCTTTTTCAGCTTTTACCTTCGCTAGTAGGCAGTGCGTTATAACCTGGGACTAATAAACACCTGTTAATTCAGGAGACCTTTACCTATGTCTAATCTAGTCTCGCACCTACTGCTCGTTATCAAGCCTTTTGTTAGTATCGGAGAAAACCTCAGCTTTATTTAAGCTTACTAATCCGACGTCTAAGCCCCTAACTACCTTCTGGCCCTCGGAGCTGAAATGCTGGTATTGCATCTAACAATATACAAATATAAGTTATTCTTGTGATATATGCAAGAATAAGTTGAAAAAAATTATGCGTAGTGTGTCAAAACCTCTCTCACAATATCATTTCTATAGTTACCCTTCAGATGAGCCACATAAAGTTTATCTATCTTATGCTCCACATCAATCAACCTCTGCAAGCCAGAACGACTCTTCTGCTTTAGGTCTATCTGTGCGGGGTCTCCTGTAATCAATACCTTAGCGTTTGGCCCTATCCTAGTAAGGAATCTCACCATCTGCTCCTTAGTTGCATTCTGTGCTTCATCCATAATAGCCACTTCATCATCAAATGTAACTCCCGCAACAAACTGCAGAGGTCTAAAGATAATATCACCTTGATGAATCATCTCATCTATCTTCTGCTTGTCATACATCTTATACATATTATCTATAAGAGGTAGACACCATTGAAAGTATTTCTCCTCAAGAGTCCCTGGAAGGTGACCCAAATCCTCTGTAGCAACTGTAGGTCTACAAAAGGAGATTCTATTAATCTGCCTTTTAAAGAACATATCCAATGCTACTTGACAAGCAAGGAAGCTTTTGGAACTCCCTGCAACTCCAGTTAGAACTGAAATAGTGTTAGCCAAGATATTAGCCTTAGCTTCTTTTTGCTCTTCTGTTAACTGTAACTTAAATGTTATCTCTCCTTTTGGCACTCTCTTCTCAGTGTTTTTTCTTTTTTCCATACATATCTGTTAAATACAGTATAATCTTTGGAATTGATATATAGAATATTGCTGTCAATAACACTCTAACAAATACAAACAAAACTGATAATGCTATAGTGAGACCTAATATCTGCCCAATGACTAGTATCAACACTAAACCCAGCAGACTCAATCTCAATATAGCATACCACATTAGTTCTTATTCTTAAATGCCATCTCTATCAATTTTCTAAAATCCTTAGCTTGCATAACTACATGGTGTTCACTCTCCTTCCTTCCCCTCTTGTGAATCACAATAGAAGGGAATACATGTCTAGGGTCTGCTGGCATGTAATTCTCTTTAAGCTTCGCATCAATATCCTCAAACAGTTTAGTGTAATTAATTCCCTTTACATAACCATTCTTCAATTGAATGTTAAATGGAATTCCATCTAAGTCTACTCCGCAATCATCGAGTAATCTGGATGCTTGCCTTGAGGTCTTACAAAACTTAAAACCTAACTCTTCTCTAAATACCCTCGCCCACCAACGCTCGAATCTATGTCCTTTATCTCTATTTCTATTTGCCACCTTCTAACTTTTTTCATCTACAAACCAAACATAATCTCCTACAGTAGTAATATGACTCTCTCTATAATGCTTTGCCAGCTTATCTGAAATCTCCTTATCCTCTAATCCAGGACAAAAATACCTCATATGAGCCTTAACTTCATCAAGAGTGCTATCTTGAGTAATATTTAAGTTAGGTGCTCCTCCTTCCTTAAACATATTCCACTCTTCCATAGTGTTCTTAAAGTTCTCTATTTCCTGTTGAGTCTTTTTAATTTCTGAATCCATCATTTGACTCATTTTCTCAAATAGAAAAGGGTAATCTTCTTTCACCTTTTCCTGTTGCAAATACTCTTGAAACTTACTATACTCCTCCAGAGTCATCCTAACCAACTTAGCATCTATAGTTTCTCCCATCACTTTCATCACATATAATCTTTAATCAATCTTTCTTCGTAATCTTCCAGGGCTTTCTTAAGTTCTTCTCCTCTGAGCCCCTCCATCCTCAACTGTTGCTCCTTACTTTGCAACATCTCTGAGAATATATCTATATAAAACTGGTCAAAGGTACCCATTTTCTTCTCTCCATTTATGAAAGTGAGTCCAATCTATAATATGCTTAAGTACATAGTCTCCATTAGAGTCAATATACTTTACCTCTTTAGCATGTCCTTCTTGAAGATACCTTGAGAGGGTGCCACCATAAATAGGATTATCATCTTTCTTATTTAATTCAATCATACTACAAATATACATAATCTCTCTTACAATTACAAATGAAGTTGTAAGGAAAAAAATTATACAAAAATTTTAAAGTTGGAAAGAGAATGGAGATGGAGAGGAGCCAATTAAACAGCCCCCCTACTTAAAAGTGCGGGAGAAGACCCCCTGCCTTGAATAGGGTCAAATGTTTAATCAATTTATTTAATTCAATGGAAATTAAAATCGGAAGAACAGGATTGTCCAAGGTCAAACAACTTGCAGAGAGAAATCTGCATTGGACAGAGTTTCGCAAGCAGACTACTGCTAAGGGACTAGTATCAGACACATCAATGGGCTGGGCCCAAACTGATGGAACACTCAACAGTGGTGACACCTATGCATCAGGTGACGAAGTACTCAACTACGACCGCACCATGGTGCTACTGTATGATGAGAATGGCAACGTGAAGATGCAGGATGATGGTGTTACACCACAGTATACCTACAGATTCCACGAGAAGGGTGTACAATTGGGCGGTGGACGCAAGGAGGCAATTGCCATGCTGCAAGCATTGCAGAAACAAGGCATTGAATCTTCAACTGACAACAATGCTGCTGCACAGCAACTGTTGGCAGATGCACAAGGGGTTGTATAAACCCCTTTGGTCTCTAGAAACCCTTAGACACGATAGATAAAAGTGGAGAGGAGACAGAGAAGATGTGTGGTTGGGGGGATTTCCAAACCCCTTTTACACTCTTTTCTATCTCTTCTCTTATCTTAATCTACTACTAATTAATAGCTAATTACTCATAAACATTATACCAATGATTGCTATCACAGAACTCTCAATTGAGGCAAGACAAATAGAATCTTCCCTCATTAACAGATGTATGTACTACAAAAGACATCATCTCGCAGCCTTTGAATTAGGCCTCACAACAATTGCATCTTATCATTTAGAAAGATTGGCAAAAGCAGAAAAAGAATTGAAAGAATTTCAAGAAAACAATTTGGGGTTGTTAGAACTATGACAACCCCCAATTACTTCAAGATATAGGGGTACGAGGACGCTTGTACAAAAGTCAATACTATTTATTATGAGTGAATAGTGGTGGAAAATTGACAACAAGAGAGCACTACCGCCTTGTTCTCTTTCTTTAAAAAAGACATTATGACATTCATCACAATCCTAAGATTTGCTTGGACTGTTAGACAGTTCAGACAAGTTGCCATCATAGCTATCCTCATGTGGATGCTATCTGGTTTGACAATCTACATCTTCTTAGTAGAAATACCATTCTCAGGAGATGCAATCTTCTTCATCATCATGAGTCTTTTTGGTTCAGCTCTTGCTGCCTATCTTCTCCAACTCAATTGGGGATTTGCCAAATCTGCCTTGACTAACTATAAACATCACACCTCATGAAAAAGTTTAAACATGCATGGAGATACATGAAGTTTCGTGTTGTCTTCTTCATCAATTGCATACTGTGGATAATCACAATTATCTACATCTATCTCTTCTTCTACCTTGTAGAGTTAGACAACCACTATGCACAATACATTCTAATAGGTCTCGTCCTCATTACAGACCTATCATACTTCCTTGAACTCAAAAGAGCTTGGAAGGCTGCTCAATTCTTCTCACCTAGAGTGTTGAAGTTTGGCAAACAAAGAAATTGGTAGTTTTATTACCAATTGGTTGAGTGAGGGAGGGAGAGTATTCTCCCTTCAAGCACACATTGTCATACCCTCAGAGTTTAGATGCTCATGGTGTGTGCGTTAAGTCTACTTGATAGACTACTAAATGACACGGCAGCTTATTGTCGTAAGGATAACCTCAGTGATGAGGATAAAATGAAGACTATTCCTATATTAAAGTCTTTGTGCTGTACTCTGCACAGTCCATGTAAGCAAGCTGAAATCCATACAGAGTCTTATCAGATGAGTATGGCTACCCTCAGAATCAGTGGGTAGTGAGTGAAGCCAAAAGGTGAATCAATAAGTAATCAGTAGGATATGACCGAAACATGTTGTCAAGCATGGTAAGTTGTGTTCATTAATAGATGAGGTAACTCTCGTTTATTAACGTAGTGTGACAGCTACAACGGGGCGTTGGTGTCTAAACTATCCAAAAGATAGCATGACATACAAGCGTTAACCACGTCCTGTCCAAGATTTTATATAGGAGTAGAAATTTTAATTCTATGCAACTAAGCCAAAGTGTTAACGCACATGCTCTAACAATAGAGTTATCCTACTGCAATATGTAGGCATGATACTGCTCGCAAAGTAGTTGATTGAAATGAAAAGAGTAAGTTTAATGGTTGGGGGACACCTCATTAGCCTCGTAAGGGACATTGCTGAAATGGAAGTTTATAATGGAGTATGTAGTAAGTGCCAGACTTTAATCTGGTCTCTATGTGAAGTACATGGCTTAACCCATGTGTGTGCTTTGAGAGAAATCTCTAATAATCTTTACATTGATGCAGACGCACTCATGCATTTATTAATCTCATCAGCTAGACTGTGGTCATTTGATTGACAATGAGAACTCAAGTAAGTTGGTAGACTTATTAGTTAGTAGTTTAGTTAACAAAGTGAGAGGGGCTGTGAAGCCCCTTTCTTTCTTTACCACTTACATTTACATTACTCTAACAAAATATCACACTCATGAAAAACTTTAGAACAGGGCTATTATATATGGCCATTTTTGTATTTACTATCTTTGTAACCATCCAAACATTAAGGCTTGTAAGCTATGGTCTCATCTCTGATTTCACATTAACATCTCCAGACAATGAGGTGTATTTTATCAGAATCGTTAATGTAAACACTCATCGTCCATTTATCTCATCTGCTAAGTATTCTGGTAATGGTATAGACTTTACTGAAAAACAAGACACAGTAATAACATTTAATGCTGTGCCTTTCTGGTTCTGGAAAGACCATATCTATGACAAATACTCTAAGAGATTGTCTAAGGTATGCTTTAGAGACTATGTGTTCGCATCTATCAAAGCTCAAAAGCTTAAGTCGATACAGGATAAACGAAATAAGAAAGCTCAAAGACATTACTTACTTTCACTTAAAGACTGTAAAGGATGAAAATCTTGTTTCTTTCATTTTGTGCCATCATGATGTTACTATCATGTGGTGATATTAATGTTGAATCAAACCTTGTGGAGCGAGAGATAATCGTGAACTCTAGTAGTTCATACAGTCTCAAAACTTCACAAGGTTGGTTTGATGTTAGAGGTGACCTCAATTTAACTACTACTGTGCCTAAAGGTACAGATACTATTGTCATTATTGGAAATAACTTTGACATTTCCATTTATTATGACAACTCTCAAAGCCATCACAAATTAGTGAGTGGCTCATCCAACAAGCATTACCAATTTATCACTTACAACTAGAAAGTATGAAAACTTTTAACCTTATCTTTTATCTCATAACAGCTCTCTCTGCCATCATATTATTTATTTGGTGTGTCTTAGAGGGTAGTATGCTCATAGCCTGTTTAGCAGGATTAGTATGTGGCTATACATTTGGAGATACATACAAGAAAACAACTTCTGAATTAGCTGACTGCTAGTTTAATCACCCTTAGAACTGACTGTGGCTCACGGTCAATATGGGTATGGAATCCCATGCAGTCAGTTTAATTCTTTTATCTAACCACAAACTCAAAATAAAATGAAACATTACGCAATTCTTCACTCATCTGTCCTCAACAAGGACAAAGAACTTGATGTCACATTTAATCATGTGGCAACAGTAAAAGCTGTTAGTATGAAACATGCTTTTGCTAAAGCTAAGAACCACAATCCTGACTATAAAAAGTTAGGTATTCGCAACACTAGTGTTGGCGATGTAATTAGACTCGAAGGTGAATTTAATATGATTGACCATGATTACGAGTTCAGACCAGTATGTTTACTTCATGTAAATGGTGGGGAGGTGACACTATGATGTCCTTTGCATTTTCAGCAATAGTAGTACTAACCTTTATTTCTTTTTATATCTCTCTTCGGAAATTTTATGAAGCTATGGAGGTTAGAATAGGGATACTCTTTTTCATATTAACAGTTATCTCTGGTCTTTTAACTATCTATTACATAGGAGAACTTTTGACTCATTACTTTGCTCAATAGGAGTGATGCTATTGAGTAATGTCAACTAAGATAGGGGAGCTTCGGCTCCCTTGTCTTTAATATTAACCAACATGAAAAAGAAAACATACTTACAAGTATTGGAAGAAACTGTAGAGTTTTATTCCGAAGACCCTTCTCGTAGAAGTACCAGGACAGATATAGATGATGACGGAAAAGAAGAGGTAGTTTGTTTATATTTTGGTCCTGACAACAAACAATGTGCATTTGCACGTCATGTTAACCCAAAATCTTACAAAAAACTGAAAGAACTGGAGGGTAAGTCTGCCACACGTTGTATATCAAAGATTACTCTCAAAGAAGACGTAAAGCATTTGACAGACCCTATGTTTTGGAATTATCTACAAGGATTGCATGATAAATCAGCACATTGGAATGAAAGTGGATTGACAGCATTAGGTCAAGAAAAATTTAAAATGTTATATGAGGTTTGTAAATTGAAAGACAGTGACCCGTCTAAATATTTTTCAGACCTTTATATGATTGTCATGCCTTTATATGATTGTCATGAATTTTAGAATAGAACAAGAGTTCTAAGGGGTGGATTCTAGTGTTATTGAATACTCTTTAAGCCCCATTCTTAAGATTATGAAATATCTGACATTACTAATGCTACTGTTCTTTGCTGTAGCATGTGTTCCTTGTGGTGAGACCACTGAAGAGAACCAACAGACATCCACTGTTGAGCAACAAAAGGATGAAAAACCTTATTACCCAATTGAAGATTTCAAAAAAGAAGATGAAAAGAAGGGTAATCAAGAACAAGAAGAGGTTGAGGAGGACTGGTTTGATGATTATGAGTAGGCTAGTCTGGAATGAATATGAATTTGTGCTTGAAGGGCATAGATTTGTGGCTGAACCAACTTCCGATGTTGTTTCAAATGAGCAAGTATTCAAAATCAGTGTGTATGATGGCTTTGGTAAAAAAAGACCTGTCACTGAAGTCCTCAAAACCCCTGTATTTGACATGCTCAAAATGGCAGGAACATGGCTTACAACCATTGTTGAACCACCTGTAACAGAGCATACATTTGATGATTTCATCAAGGATTTGCTTGGATTGTAATTTATGTATTGAAGTAGGGGGAGGTAACTCCCCTTATTTTAGTATAATTTCTAACCTATATTTAATTATTGTATGACACTACTCGGTGTATTGGGACTACTCATTGCAGTGTTCCTGTTGGCTGTAAGTTCAGTTAACAAACAAATTGACAAGGCTAATGCCCAACGTGAAGAGAATGGTAAACGGGTTAAGCCTGGAGTTCTTGGAGGTCTTAGCTTAAGTCGTGGTGGAATTGTAAGTTTATTCTTTGCTTCCATCTTACTAATTGTTGCAGGGATTTCAAACCCCTTAGCTAACAATGATGCTGGTAATAGACAAGTTGTTCAGACTGTCGATGGTGACCTGTGGGTAAAATTCACTCCTGGATGGTATTGGTGTGGGTTCTTCTCTAAGGTAACTACTTGGCCTAATAACGTAACTGTACAAGTATCAGCAGAGGATAAACGGTCACAAGAAGCAGATTATTGGGAGAAAAGACACTCCGCTACATTTGCAGAAGGTGATAATGCCTATGTTTCTCATACTGTGAAATGGGATTTACCTGTTAATGAGGTTGACATGTTGGAGTTACACACAACTTATAACAACATTGATAACTTAAAACAAACTACTCTTATCCAGTATCAGAAAGAAACGGCCAGTTACTCATGTCAACGGATGACATCAGAAGAACATTATTCTGGAGGACAGTCACAATTAAAAGACTATTTCCAAGACCAACTCCGTAATGGACAGGTTCTTTTGGTAACTGAAACTAAGGTGAAGACATTACCTGATTCTTCCACAAAGACTTACATCATTACTGATGAGAAACGTGACCAAAATGGTAATATTCTCCGAACTGTATCTGACATTCAGAAGTACAATCTGTTTGCATCATTTGCATCAATTGACCGTGTAAGCTATGACAAGCGTATTTATGCTAAGCTTAAGGATAAGATTGATGCAGCAGCAGATGAAGCTACCTCGAAACAGCGACTCATTACAGCACAACAGGAAGAGCAAGAGGCCATTGTAAAGGGTCGAAAGCTTATTGCTGAAGTAACTGCCAAAGAGGAAGCTGATGAGAGACAGTCAGTAATTCGGGCTCGTAAAGCAAAACAGGTAGAACAGGAAAATGCAGAAAAGGCTAAGTATATTGCACTCAAAGTACAACGAGAGCAAGATGCTAAGGCTGCTGCAAACCGAGCTCTCCGTGCTGCTGGTCTCACGCCTCAGGAAGAGGCTGAATGGGACTATAAGACTCGGGTTGGTATTGCTGCTGAGTTAGCCAAAGTAAAAGTGCCAAATGTCGTAGTGACAGGTGGAGGCAATGGTGGAGCATCACCAATGGATGCCTTGGGTATTAAAATGCTCATGGACATCGAGAAAAGTTTATCCAAATAGGGTAATACATAGAATAGTTTCATAATTGGACAAAGCCCTCTGAAATATGAGGGCTTTTTTAACTCAGAATGTATGAAAGCATTTTTCTTCACCCTACTATTGTCCTGCTTTACATGGACTAGCTTTTCTCAAATCGTACAATACGATTATGATAGTACTGCATTTTGTTTTAACTCTAATGTTAAATCATCATGTGTAGATACTTGTTCACCAGCACAACCAGCTTCAATAACTCTGAGTGTGGACTTAGACAGTTTTACACTATATTTTAATGGTGAACAACGAGTGTACACATTAGATAAGATGTTCAGCTTTAAAGATGAATATTTTATTCTAAAAGGTACAGCCCCAAATGATACACAGGTGAAACTTTTCATTTCACCGTACAAGTGTGTATTAGCCAACAATGAATGTAACTTACAATTCAAGTTTATAGCTTGTAAAGAAGAAGATGATGAGTGATAAACCTATATTGATGCACAATTATCCTGATGGTACATCTTATTTCAGAACTGATGATGCTAAAAAATCAGAGATAGTATGGCGCATCCAAAACTATGAACAACTGTGGCAATTAGCACAGTATGTTGATGCTTTTAGACAATATGATTCAATGAATCGTAGAAAGCTACAGGTAACTCTTCCTCGTCTTATTGATGCACAGGCTGACTCAAGATTTGGGCGGTATTCTTATAGTCTCAAGATAGTTCTTGATTTTCTTAATTCTTTAGATGTAGATATTTATGTTATTTATCATCCACACAATCCTCAAGCAGTGGAAATGGGTTTGAATAATGTCGCAATCTTAAAGAATTATACTTTCATTGAGAAAGTACTTCAAGACTTAGCAATAAATGTATATCATTTACCTGCAGAGTGGGTACATGACCATTATATTACAACTGTAAATGAAAGACTGTATCCTCTTGTTCATCTTTTAGCTGCTGATGCAGGAGGTTATAAGCCTCTTATGGATACAGTTAAAAGGCTAAGATGGGGAGGTAAGGTTCACTCTGCGTCTAAATCTCGTGTAGATGGTAAGTTACATCAAATTCTTTCAGTCAATGACTTTAAGGGTAAGGATGTACTCATTGTTGATGATATTTGCGTATATGGTGGAACCTTTAAAGGTTTAGCCAAATTATTACGAGAGAGAAATGCAGGAAGATTATTCCTGGCTGTCAGTCATATGACTGTACAAAACTTAGGTAAAGATTCAGTAGTACGTTACTTTGATAGAGTATACACCACCAATAGCACATATGATTACTATATGCATGTTGTTGATGAGGATGGTACTATTGAGGAAAAGCCTGATAATTTGAATGTAATTGAACTTTTTAACCCTGATAACAGATGAATCCATTTTTAGGAACTGATGGGTACAAAACAGGTCACATGCCTATGTATCCAGAGGGAACAAGTTTGGTTGTATCCAACTTTACACCTCGAAGCAATAAGTATGCACCAAATGGAATAGACAGCGTAGTTGTCTTTGGACTCCAAATGGTCATGCATCAAATACACGATGGTTTTCAACGTGATTTCTTCAATCAACCCAAAAGAGCAGTCTGTAATGAGATTAAAGACGAGTATTCCATGTACCTAGGTATGGATTATGATGTCTCTCATATCGAAGCCCTGTGGGATTTAGGTTTTCTCCCTATTGAAATGAAAGCCTTGGAAGAAGGAACGTTGTGTCCCATTGGTGTACCCGTGTTAACCATTAAGAATACTTATGAAGAGTTCTTCTGGTTGACAAACTTCCTGGAGACTTTAATCTCCAACTTGTTGTGGAAACCTATTACATCCGCAACAATTGCCCTTGAGTTCAAGAAAGTACTCACTAAATGGGCACTCAAGACCGATGCTGATAATGTCGGCTTTGTGGATTTTCAAGGACATGATTTCTCTATGAGAGGCATGGACTCCCTCGAAGCTGTCATTAGTTCAGGATTAGGTCATGCAACAAGCTTCTTAGGTTCTGATAGTTTGCCAACAATACATGGCGCCAGAAAATACTATCGTGAACCTGATGGAGTGATTTACTCAGTAAATGCTACCGAGCACTCAGTGATGTGTGCTGGTGGTCATGAAACTGAAATTGACACATTTCGTAGGCTTATGTCTATCTTTCCTAAAGGTATTCTCTCCATTGTATCTGATACATGGGACTTGTGGAAAGTGTTGACAGCTTATTTGCCTGAATTACATGATGAAATTCTTGCAAGAGATGGTAAAATTGTCATTCGTCCTGATTCTGGTAATCCTGCTGACATCCTTTGTGGAACTGTAATGGATGACCGAGAAGACATGAAAACTTTACCTGAACACAAAGGTGTAATTGAACTCCTTTGGGATGAATTTGGTGGAACTGTAAATGAGCAGGGATACAAAGTTCTAAATCCTAAGATTGGAGCAATCTATGGAGACTCTATCACCTTGGAAAGAGCTGAAGAAATATGTCAACGGTTGGAACAGAAAGGCTTTGCAAGTACTAACGTGGTACTGGGCATAGGAAGCTTTACTTACCAGTTCAACACTCGTGACACTTTTGGTTTTGCTATGAAAGCAACTTATGTAGAAATTACAGATGCCGAGGGAAAAGTAATTGGTAGAGAAATCTACAAAGACCCTATTACTGATGACGGAACTAAAAAGAGTGCCAAGGGACTACTTCAAGTTGTGAAAACCGCTGATGGTCTTGTATTAAAAGACCAAGTAAGTTGGTTAGAAGAAAGAGAGGGGGAACTCCAAACAATCTATGAGGATGGACTATTCTTCAACCCAACAACTTTAACCCAAATCAGGGAGCGTGTCGCAGCCTTGGTTTAAACTGTCGCAAGGGGAGGCTTAGGTCTCCCCTTTTTTTCAAATGTATACAGCATTAATCATTGGATTTTTGGTCTATCATTATTTGGCAGACTATATCCTTCAGGATTTAGACACTAGGCAAAGTAAGTCTAGTCAGCTAGATACTCTAATAAGACATGTGAGTATTTACTCATTCTCTTATATTCCACTTATTCTTATTCTTACTGTAGGAGTAGGTTTTACTCATTGGATGTGGTTGTTTATACCCATAACTCTTGTAACTCACTACATTATTGATAGTATTACAAGCCGTGTATCAACCAGATATCTTCAAGAAGACAGAATGTGGGAAGCTGTAAATGTAATGGGTCTTGACCAATTACTACACAACATAAGGATTATTCTAACCGTTTATTTGATTCTATTATGGGGATAACAACAGTTAGTATAATCTATTTAGGCTGTCTTTGCCTAGTATTCATTGCAATTCGCAAGATAATCAAATGGATGCAAAAAGACATATAGAGTTTATCTCTATATACACTCATAGCTCAATTGGATAGAGCGACAGCCTTCTAAGCTGTAGGTTATAGGTTCGACTCCTATTGGGTGTACAACACTAGGTCGCACAGGCGTAGGGATTTAATAATTATAGATGATAAATATAGTCGCCTACAGAGAGTTGAAATACTTTCTCTAGTGGTATGCAGGAGTGGTGGAATTGGTAGACACGCAGGACTTAAAATCCTGTGAGCAGTAATGTTCGTGAGGGTTCGACTCCCTCCTCCTGCACTAAAAAAACAATAATGACTTTACAAGAACTAAAAGATTGGCAACTGAACTTTAAAGAAAGAGTTTGGGAAGGTTATTCTCCTAAACTTAACTTTAGAGGTAAAAGAACACTTAAAATTAATGGTGTTAGCTTTTGGGAAGATTCTTCTATTGGAACTATAGATTTTTCATATAAGAAAATGTATGGTTTCTTAAGTCCTGACAATGGTCTATATAGTGGAGATAATTATTATCCTATCATTAAGGGTATTTTATGTAGAACTATGGGTGGAACAGTTTCTGGTGGAAAAAATCTTGAAGAATTTGCCTCAGCAGTAAAAGAATATTGGAAATACTTTATATCATGAAAGCAGGATTTCTTTTTCGATGGTGGAGTTTCTGGATAGGGCTCCACTATTCAAAGTTCAACAAAAGACTGTGCATCAATATACTTCCCTGTTGCACAATTTGGATAGTTTTTGAGGGAGGTAAAGAACCAATAATCAAAAATCTATGAGTTATCGTAATAATTTAGTTAGAAAAAAGGTAATAATTGCTTTTATAGCCTTTACCCTAACCCTTTGGATAGGGGCTTCAATTACTTGGGGAGAGTCTAATGTCCTTTGTTGGCATGAGTGTGCTCCTGATGGTAGACAAGCTGTCCCCGTTGTTACTTGGATAATCTTGAATATCATACTTGTTTGGTATTATATAGTTGAAGCGGATTAATACTTAATTAAGAATGCTCAAGAAAAGCGACCAGTTTAACCCTAACTATTTAGCTAAGGTTGTTAAACTAAAGGGATTACAGAAACATTCTAATGCAGATAGGCTACAAACCTGTCTCATAGACTTTCAAAATGTAATCACTGACATGAAAGCAAAAGATGGAGATATCTATGTATACTTTCCTGTGGAGTGTCAGATTAATAAAGACTTTCTTTCTAAGACTAATAGTTTTAGAGACAAGACTCTCAATACAGAACCAGATGAAGGTGGGTTCTTTGAAAAGCATTGTAGAGTCAAAGCCATGAGCCTCAGAGGTGAGAGGAGTATGGGATATATTGTACCAGCTAATCATGTATTTGAATGGGCTGGTGTCAATAAAAATCCATCAGATTTTGTTAATACTGAGTTTGATACTATCAATGAGAAGTTGCTTCTCAAGAAATACATCAAAAAGGTCAACAAACATGATGGACCACCTAACAAAAAAGGCAAAAAACCAGCCCTGTCAAGACTGATTGAGGGACAAGTACATTTACATGTAGATACTGATAATCTCAGAAAATACATGTCTAATATCAAGCCATCAGATACTATCTCTATTACCTATAAGACACATGGAACCTCGTGGTGGGTCAGTAATGTGCTAGTAAAGAAGAAGTTAAATTGGATTGAGAAAGTACTCCTTAATCTTGGTGTTAAGATACAAACAGAAGAGTATGATTTGGTCTATGGTTCAAGACGAGTAGTTAAGAATAAACAGTTCGAAGACCCAAAGGGACAAGACCACTTCTATGGCTATGATTTGTGGAAAGACATCAAAGATGAGATTGGATACAAAATTCCTAAAGGCTTTACTCTCTATGGAGAGATGATAGGCTATGATAAGGAAGGAAATTTCATTCAAAAACCATTTGATTATGGTTGCAGACCAGGAGAACACAAACTTGAAGTGTATAGAATAACTTATACTAATCCAAATGGAGTAGTTATGGAGTTGTCTACACCACAGATAGTTGAGTTCTGTTTGAGAAACAGATTGAATCCATCTTACAGGTATTTTACAGGTAAAGCGAGAGATTTATATCCTCAACTGCATACTGGTGAGTATTGGCATGAAAAATTCATCTCTAATTTAGAGGATGACTATGCTAATGGTGAAAGATGTTTTAGGTGTAACAACAAGGTTCCTGCTGAAGGTATATGTCTCAGAGTTGAAAGACTCTATGAATATGAGATTTATAAGTTGAAAAGCTTTGAATTTCTTGAATTTGAGACTAAACAACTTGATGCAGGAGAATCTAATATTGAGGATACCGCATGAAACGTGATGACCTATTAGAGAAATTGCGTGAGATGCAAAATTTACCTACAAGAGATGAACTGTTTCGTTGGATACAGTCTCTTCCAAAAGATAAACATCTTGGTACACCTGAACAATTCAAAGTTGGTGATATATTTATGCATCCAATCTTCAATCATCCATATGTTCTTCTAAAGAAGACAAATGATGGTTATCTTTGTACACTTATGACTTCAGATGGTGAGTTTGCAGAGGTACTTACTCAATGTAAATCTAGGTTCTTTAGCGATTCTTTTATTGTGAAGAATCTCTTTGAACGACAAAATATCTCTCAAGATGCCTTCATGGGTATCTATGATAATAACAAACATCTGAAAGAAGTTTTAAAACAGTTACAAACCGTAATGTCATAATGCCTAAGTTAATCATACTTATTGGACCTTCGGGCTCAGGTAAATCTACCTGGGCTCATGAGGCCCATATAAAAGACCCTAACAATGTTGTTATTGTCAATAGGGACAAGATTCGCGAGTTACTCTTTGGTTATCTTGAAGATAACATTAAAGAGTATTACCTTCGACATGACTTTCCTGCAAGAGAGAAAGAAGTTACAATATATGAAAATATATTGATACACAGCTCTCTTAATCTAAACAAAACAGTCATTGTTGATGCTACACATCTAAAACTCAAATACCTTAAAAGATATGATGTCTTGAAAGATAAGGGAATTGATGTGGAATACAAGTATTTCGATGCTGATATGGGTACTCTATTAGAGCGTCAGACCCTACGTATTCGTAAGGTAGGCAAAGAGATACTTGAAAGACAATTGGATATGTATCACAAGCTACAAAACAATCCTCATGCGATTAAATACAAATGATGGTAATATCTGGTTTACATCAGATACTCATTTTAACCATACTAATATTGTAAAAGGTATCAGTAAGTGGAAAAAGGGTGGTATGCGTGATATGAACGAAAATCTAGAGTATATGAATACTCTTCTTCTAGAGGAAATCAATAAAAGAGTTCAACCCAATGACACTCTTATTCATTTAGGTGACTTTGCTTTTGGTGATAAGACTCAGATTCCTCATTTTCTTGACCGAATTCTATGTAAAAATGTGCATTTAGTATTTGGAAACCATGACCATTGGATTAGAGCTCACTATAAACATCTTTTCAAATCAGTTCATGAATTACTTGAATTGACAATTGTAGAGGCTCAACCAATTGTTAATGGTCGTCAACAAAAAGCTAAGAAGTATAATTTCGTACTTTGTCACTATCCACTCTTTGTGTGGAATGGTCATATGAAAGGATGGATACATCTTCATGGTCATTGCCACAATTCTATGTATCACACTACACCAGACTATTACAAACGTAAAGCTATGGATGTAGGAGTTGATACTATTTTCAACCAATTTGGATATTATGGTCCTATTAGCTATTCTCATATTATGGAACTACTTCGTAATAAAGAATTAGTCGAAGTAGACCACCATGATGCCAATACAAATGTGTATTGATATGCCATGTAATTATGTAGAAAATCACGACCCACCTAATTGGTTATAACATGAAAATAATCAGAAACATTGGTTTGATATTACTCTGTTTTTTGTTTATATTTGCATCCCGCAAAGAAAACAGGAAGGTTGTAGAACCTGCAAAGGTCACTACTCCAGTGATACTCAAACCTGTAGAACTTGACCTACCTGAAGGATGGATATTCAAACAGGTAGCGTACTACTGTGACAGTTTTAATGTGCCTAAAAAATACATTTATGATGTAGGGATGAATGAATCAGGATGGAGAAATCCTAATGATTCTAACTTCATCATAGGGCCATGGTATGTCCCAGGTGAATCTTCTCACGGAGATTTACAAATGATAAACTCCACATGGAGGATATACTCTAAAAGGTTAGGTCTCACCAAGAAGACCAGAAAGAATCTATTGATTGCATGTATAGCAATGTCCAAAGATTGCTATCTCTTAGGAGACAGCTCATGGAGAAAAGCTCGCTATATTTATGCAAGAGGTAGATGGAAGTCTCCTAGTAAATGGACAAAACTAGAGAGAAAATTCATGTCCAAAATGAACTTCGAAAAGTACAACTAATGGAAATCACAAAAGCCCAAGTTGCGGAGTGGAACTATTACCGTAGGAGAATCAAGAATTATCCTAAAGTTCCTAAATTAGTAGAGAAATTGACTCGAAAATTTAGAGGGAAAGAATCTGTCACAGTACCACAAGGTCTGGTCAGAATTTCTTTCAGAAGTTTCTTAATGAGAGTTGAGAACTTTCACAAAGACCATCTTCCTAACCTTACAGTTAGAAGATTTGACCCAGTTTATAAACCAAAAGAATGATTTGTCCATATTGTCAAGAATACACTGTTGGCTAGGTTCCAACAGGTACTCCAGATGTGGGAGGAATGAATATCTGTAATTATTGTCAAGAGTATTCAATACCTTTCGAATGAAACTCATAATTGCAGGTAGCAGAGACTTTACAGACTATGCTCATCTTAAGCATATATTGTTAAATAACTACGATATTGCTGAGATAAGTGAGATTGTCTCAGGCACTGCAAGAGGAGCTGATAGATTGGGGGAAAAGTTTGCCAAAGAGCATTCTATTCCCCTTCGTCAGTTTCCTGCAGACTGGGATAAACATGGTAAATCTGCAGGATATATCCGTAACAAACAAATGGCTGACTATGCTGATGCATTGGTAGTATTTTGGGACGGACGTTCAAAAGGAACAAAACACATGATAAATCTGGCTAACTTAGCTGGATTAAATGTGAAAATCTTCTTATACGGCTTTGAAGCCAGTTTACAGAAGAAACTATTTTAGGGCCTGACTGGAATTGACAGGTATCTGAGAGTATATGAACATGCAGTCAGATTGATTTACTCTGACTTGAATCTCGTAAATTAACAAATAACTGGAAACAGTTTATCTAACACTACTGTAGAAGAGTTCATCTCAACTATGGTAGTTGCAGAGCGTGAAGTAGCAGTAGCGTAATGCAGCAGGTGTTATCCCTACCTAGGAACAGAAAAGGGGTAAAATTTAACTCGAAAAAGGATAAGGAGAGTATAAATTTGGAGTGACAGTATCCTTGAAAGACCCGTAGGTTTAGCTGTTATCACTACCCTGGTGGAGGTTGAATTCCAGATTCAGCCCTAATTTTTAAGCATGTATAATTTGTATATTTGATGTTACGCTGGACGGGGGTTCGACTCCCCTCAGGTCCACTAAAAACTTATGAAATGGCTAGTTTAAATCGAGGGCTTAGAAAGCTCAAAAGAGTTGTCAAACAGGTTACAAGTAAAAGACAAGATGTCTTAAAACCTTATGAACAACAACTAACTGATATTCTTGGGCACGGCTGGGCTGTTGTCAGAGATTACGGGAATGGTTATACCTTTAAGTTAAACTATGGGTATGATTACTCAAGTAGGCAGACTTTCAGATTACTCACTCTTAGTGGTAAAGTAATTTCAGAATTTACCATGAGACAAATGCCCGGATGTTGTGGAATAGTTGTCTCTACAGGGTCTACTGTAGACCCAAAGTACAGAGGTAAAGGTATTGGTACTATTCTTAATGAACTTCGTAAAGACATAGCGAGAGCTAATGGATTTGGATGTTTAATGTGTACCACTATCCTCAGTAATACACCACAACAAAAAATTTTGGAACGTAATGAATGGGAACTCGTCAATACGTTCAATAACCCTAGAACAGGGAATGATTTAGGAGTTCATATTTACAATCTCAATGAACAGGACCGTAACACATGAAGACATTCTGCACCTGAGGCCAGGACAGATTCTACGCCAAGAGTTTCCCTCGCGGAGGCTTCGTAGATATAAGATGCCTACAGGCAACAACAGAAAAATCACAAGAGGTAGAAAGAAAAGCCATGTAATTGTGCCTATTTGGAAAACCTCTAACAAGGAACTGAGAAAGGAGCTTAATTTGGATTATGAAGTCAATGTACTACATAAATTCCGAACTAAAATGCTTCACCTCATAACTGTAGTAAGATGGAGATAAATTGTCGTGATTTAAAGCTTAAAGTAGGACATTGGTATATTTGTAAGTATATCTATCCCTCAATTGCTTCTGACACTGCATATGATGTATTTAAAGGGTTACTCATTGACATTAATGGTGATAAAGTAACCTTTGAAGATACTGATGGATATGGAGAAAGTATATACGAAAATGGTAAAGTTTACGATCGTCTTAAGACAAGTCCAGTATACTATGATGAGGAGCGAGATAAAACTATTTTTGAAAATGGTTTAGTAATCTTAGGCACTGCTAAAACTAAGGCTGAGGCAGAAGCTATCCGTAATATGTGTATATTCGCAAGTGTTACAACTTCACAGAATTACAGGTTAGCTCCTAAAATTACACAAGGGGGTACTCTTAGATATTTTGCTGCTGAACAAGTTCCAGATTGTTGTGGAGCTACTGTTATTTCAGATTTTGCTCATAATGTGAAAGGGGGCACTGGTAAGATAACAAGTGAGGAACGTGAAATCTTAGAAGAGATAACTAAAATGAGGACTCACAACATTGTCTATCTAAGAAGAGATAGTCAAAAAGCCCAAATTGATGCCCTAATCTATTTTGGTTTTAGAGAAATAGACAGTTTTGTAAACAAAAACACTGGGCATGAAATTGTCGTATTGTCATACAAAAGTTAGGAGGAATTAGTGATATATTTTGTAGGAGATTCGGAGAAGAGAGAGTCCATTCCCCTTGCATCTATTGAAGATGCATTAAAATATTTTGAAGATAAGGAGTTTGTTGAAGTTGACACAGAGACTGAGGGTTTTGACCCTTGGACTAAAAATCTATTGTGTTGGCAGATAGGTGACGGAAATACTCAATTTGTAATTAGTGAAAAGGATTATCCTATTGCTGATTATAAAGAGTTTTTTGAACAGTCAGATAAAACATACTTATTTCAAAATGCAAAATTTGATTTGAGATTCTTATTCATGAATAATATTGTCTGCACTAAAGTGTATGATACATATCTCGTGGAAAGAATGCTTAATTTAGGTAAACCAAGATTCCTTAGAATGAGTCTTGATGCCTTGGTTAAAAGATACTGCAACGTTGAGCTTAGTAAGGAAGTGCGTGGTCAAATTCATTACCGTGGGCTAGACGACACTGTAATTACTTATGCGGGACGTGATGTTAAGTATCTTAATCAAATTCGCACAGAGCAGATGAAGAAAGTAAAGAGACTAGGTTTAGAGAGGGCTATTCGCCTTCAAAATTCCTATTGTCCTGTACTTGCTTACTGTGAATTCTGTGGATTTAAATTGGACAAGGAGAAGTGGTTATCTCTATACAAAAGGAATATTGAAAAGCTAGAGAAGGTTGAAAAAGAGTTGGATGATTATATCATAAGAGATTTTCCAAAGTATCAAGAAAAACAGTTGGACATGTTCCTACCTGTTGGTTCTGCTATCAATTGGAATAGTTCTCACCAAGTCATTCCCTTCTTTGAGGATTTAGGTTTAGACCTAATAGTTGAAAAAGATGGAAAGAAATCCAAAAGTATCGAGGCCCCTGTAATAAGACCTCAAAAGGATAAACATCCTATCTTACCTGTGTATCTTAGGTACAAAGGTTTGCAAAAACAAGTATCTACTTATGGTACTAATGTAACTGACCAGATTAATCCTGCCTCTGGTAGACTGCATACACAGTTTACTCAAATAATGGACACTATGAGACTCAGTTCTGGTGGTAAAGATTCTAGTACAGGTGTACAGACTCTAAACTTCCAAAATATCCCTGCTGCAGAAGAAGTAAGAAGTTGCTTTGTTGCAGAAGAGGGTAATACTCTTGTTGTAGCTGACTATTCAGGACAAGAGCAGATTGTATTAGCCAATCAGTCTATGGATGAGGGATTGTTGCATTTCTATGCACAGAATCTTGGAGATATGCACAGTTTTGTTGCTTCTAAGATATTCCCTGAGTTGAAAGGTTTATCTCTTAAGGAGATTAAAGCCAATTATCCTGAATTAAGACAGATTGCTAAAGCTGCAGGTTTTGCCATTAACTATGGTGGTAATGGTTGGACAATATCAAACAATTTATCTATTCCTATTGAACAGGGAGAAGCTGTATACAAAGCTTACTTTGATGCCTTCCCAGGTCTAAATGACTATTTCAAGAAGAAGAAAGATGAGTTATGGAAAAAGGGATATATTCTATTTAATGAGGTAGACCAATCCAAACTATTCTTTGATAAGCAATGGTTTGATACAGAACAAGAGAAACTCACTCCAGAATTTTGGGATGAGTACAGATACCATAAAGAAAAAGACGATGAATACTTTCATAGAGAGTTAAGACCAGTCGTTAGCACTTTTTATAGACAGAAAGCTGCAAT